CATGGCTGACACCGTTCCGCGCTTTCTTGGGCTGTCATGCCACACGCTTACTGTCTGGGTCACCCTTCCGAACACGGCGGTCTTGTTTGCCTCGTCATGGAGGCTGTTTTCGCCGATGTAGATGAAGGGGTACGGAGTCCCCTCGGGAGGAAGGAACCCGTCGTATACGTCATATCCGAGCTTCTCAAGCCCTGTCTTCATTGCTGTGAATATCTCCTGCTGCGGGTCAGTCATATGCAATCACCTCCGTAGCCGTCTTCCTATTTTGCATACTTCTCCATGTCGCTTATGAACTTTTTGCTCACCTCGTCAAATGCCGGGCGGACGAAAGGCTGTGCATCCATGAAGCGCGTGCCGTACTCAAGATATTTCGCATACTCGGTCGTAGGACCTGACTCGGCCGTGAAGCCTCCATCGCTGAACTTGAGCTGCACGCTTCCCTTGGTGGCGCCTGTAGGCCTTACGAACTGATTGCCCTCGTAGTGCCCCCTGAATTCGGCCTTTGCCTCAATGGCCTCCTTTAGGTCAGCACCGTTCTTTCTTACGATGCCCTTCACCATCTCGCCCTTCTGGACGTCCTTTATCCTTGCCTGGAGCTTGTCCAGGCCTTCTACCTTGATTCCCATCACTGCACCTCCGAGATTACGAACGACTGCTTCGTCCTCAGCCTTCTCGTGTAGTCCACACGGTAATTCCTTCCCCTTATGATCATCTGGTCAAACGGCATGTCGACATGGCCCTGGACATGCACCGTAAGGCTTCCTTGCTTGATGCTTCCGTACACGAGCTCCATCGTCCTTGTGCTCGTGTCCATGACCGAGGCATAGAGCCGTACATCCTTGTACGAGTCATCCGCATAGTCGCCTGTGTCAGGGTCATATGCGCCGGCAACAACCCTGCGGAAGATGACTGGCGTATCGTACCTCATAGAAACCTTATCCTTCCTTTGTCCTGGTCGGACTGTGCGTCACGCCATGCCTGGATGTCGTCGGCATACTGGTCGAAGTCATTGTCCTTGAAGGTCAATGCTTCGCCTTCTACCGTGTGGCCGCTCAGCCCTTCGGAGCCGATGCGGTTGAAGCGTGCAATCGATACTTCGGTAACGATATACTCCAGCTCGCCTGGCACTTCTTTTTGGTCAATCAGAGTTTTAAGGCGGTTCTCGGTCAAGGTGATGATGACATTCAGCTTGCTGTCTTCATCCTTGATTCCAAGCAGCGCCCTGACATCATCGATTACCGCCATAGGCTGCTAGGCTCCCGCTCCTGCTGCAGCTGCGCCCTTGATGGTTACCTTGAACACGCCGTCAGCATATTCAGGCCAGAACTGCACGCCGGTTAACGCTAATGTTTCGATTGTTGCATTGGAAGTGACAGTAGCGTGCGTCATGCCGATAAGACCTGTCTCGTCGTATGTGAGTCCGAACTTGCTTGCCACGTCGCCGCCGTTAGGGATGTATGCGCCTGTGAGGTTCTGCTTTGCTGTCGCATAGGCAGTGCCCTTAGGAAGCGCTGGAGAGATGAAGGCAGTTCCAAGTCCCAGGAAGCCTTCGATGTACTGGAAGCCGAAAGCAGTCTGCGTAGTAACCTGTGCGCCGCCGAGATAGTCAGCTACGTCAAGTGGCGATACGAAGTAGACTGGATCAACCGTCATGTCCTCAAATCGCACTTCAATTTGTGCCCATGCATTCGCCAAAGCAGCTTGTAATCCTGTACCTGTTACAGTACCTGTACCCGTTCCTAATGAAGTGAAGAAATCTTTCTTGATATCCTTCTGCAACTCCAACGTCATCTTTGCGTCAGTGTCGTTGATTGCCTTCTGTGCGCCGACCTTCTGGATTGCTTCGGCAGTGGCAACCTTGCGGTACTTCTTCAATGCGATTTCTTTTTGCCATGCCAGTTTACGTGTGATCTTTGTCAATCCGATTGTTTCACCTTCACCGACCTGTTCAGGAGTGTTTTCCTTAGTCAGCTTATATGATTTGATCAGTGTGCCATTGGCCATTGGAGTAAGCTGGTTGATTCCAAGAACATTGCGAAGCTCGTTGATGTTGGTTGCAATTCGTGAAGTGTAGTCAACCGAGATGGCTGGATCGATGTCCTTAGTTGTTGTGATGTTTGTTTCTGCTGCAAATAGCTGCAAGTTGATTGGTTTTCTCATGTGTTTCTCCTATCTGAATAGATTCATGTTCTCGCGGATAAGACGCTGGCGCTCAATCGGGTCGCTGACCTTCATGATGTCTTCCTTCGTCACGCCTCCGTTAGAACCTCCGCGCTTGAAAGAGTTTCCTTTCAAAGCGTCCTTGACTGCCTTTTCTACCTCGCCCTTGAAAAGCTCGATAAAGGATTCAACGGCTTCTTTTGTGGTATCGGCATCCGATGTGATGATGCTTGCAAGAATGTCATCGCTCACATTCACGTTGGCTTCCGCACACATCTTGCGTGCTTCCTTGGCCATGTCAGCACGTGCTTTTTCAGCGAGCAATTCATCAAGCTGCTTCTGCAGCTTGTTGCGTTCATGCTCGGCTTTTTGCTGGGCATTCATCTTTGCTAGCTTCTTGGCTTCTTCCTCATTATCTTTTGCCTGTTTTTCCCACTTTGCCTTCTTCTCCTGGATGATGCGGTCAAGGTCCTCGTCCGTGTACTTTGGCTGAGATTTATTTTCCCCTTTATCACCGTCTACTCCAGTTGTATTGTTTTGCCCTGGATCATTATTGCCAGGATTTTGTCCATTATCTCCTACTGCGAAAAGCTGCAAGTCAAATAAATATTTCTTCATATGTGATTTTCCTCCATAGTTTTGAGACTCAATGCTTGTCTTCCATAGCTTTTTGTGTCGTTCCATGCCTGGACCCATGGCTTTTAGTGTCTTCAATGCTCGGACATGAATAAAGGGAAGCCTCATTCATCAGCTTCCCTTTTGTTTCCATTTGAACAGTCTTGTATCCACTGCCAAGTTATCGGGATAGGCGCTCTCTATTGCCTTCATTCCCACGAGAAATGAGCGCAGGAGCGTCTTTCCTTCATCGGACAGTGAACTGGCCTCTATGCTTGCATTCCCTCCTGTGAGCGTAAATTTCACGTCCTCGTGAGTCACCTCATCAAGCGAGAAAGCAAGCGTCTGGACAAGCGCCGATACGGCCGAGCATACGATATCCCTTCCATGTTCGTCATATCCTGCATGTCCCGTGCAGTTGACAAGGAGACGGCCGTCGCTCCATGTTTCTATGCACGCCCTTATCATTGTGCCTCCCTGTGCCTGCTCCTGTATCTCATGAGCGCCTTTGGCTTCTTCTCCTTAGGAGGGGGCACGTAGTCCTCATATCTTTCATGCGTGAGTCGACCGCATATCATGCACATGTAGGTTACGTTTCTTACCATGACGCCTCTCTCAGCGTCGTAGCGTGATTTGATTCCGTACTCGAAGTACTGATGGTGATGTGGCTTTAGTCCCTGTGACATGAGTTTCTCCTTTCCATGTGAATAACTTTTTATGTTCAGTCCGACAGTTCAGCAATGACTAAAACAATGAATATTACCAGGATGATTGCCGCCTTAACCAGTGCAGGCAGCAGTACGATCCACCATGACCAGTCAACGATGTGGCAAAGCCTCAGCACAATAAAGGCGATGGTCAATGCTCCGCAAAAGCCTATCCCACCGCCTGAGTGATTGTCTTTTTTCATTATGTTCTCCTATCAAAAAAGCCACCATGGCGGTGACTTTTAATCGTAAAATATATATCTGTTTTTTTCTATTCTTTCACGGATTGCATCAGCGTCATACCCGTACTTGATCTCCAGGTAGTCCTTCTTATCGGCTAAGCTTTTATCCAGCAAAGCCTCATACTCGTCGCTTTCTTCCTGTGGACCAAATAATACAGCTCTAGGCATGTCAGGATCATAGCCAAACATATCAGCAAAAGCATGTCGTTTTTTTGCCACCCTTAAAAAAGATTTTATAATTTTCATTTTGGCTTCCTCCTTTTAAGCATCTCCTCAACGTAATTATAGCTTTCAGGAAACGTGCTTTCAAGAATTTTCCTTCTTTCCGAGTCAAACTGTGCTTCAATGAAATGTGCAAAAAACTCGCTGGTTATATGTGATTTAATTTTCCAGTAGTCTTGTTTAATCCTCTATTTCTTGCATTAAAAAAGCGCGATATAAATCGTGCTCAAGATTCTATATAGAATTCACTGAAATCAACCTTATTAGCGTGAACCAGTTTTAAAAATTCTTCTTTTTCTTTTTGCGACATTGCGTCTATTTTATTTGAGAATTTGATTAAATCAAAACGGTCATCACAGATATATTCATCTTGTTTTGAATCTTTACTCATAATATTCACCTCTATAAAACTTTAAACACAAATTTATGCATTCTCGCTAATTCTTCCATAGCTGATTCATTTTTTAGCTTTACATCAGTATAATATCTTGATTTTAGGTATGCAATAGTAAAATCATTTTCACTAAGTTTTATATCTGGTTTTGTATAAAAATAAATGCTTCCATCGTGTCCAACAACCAATCCAGAAGCATTTTCATGATTTAATAATTCATTTAAATCAGCTAAGCTTGGAATCAATCCATTAGGATGATTATGTATAAACAAAACATTTGCTCCATTTGCTTCTGCTCTTTCAACATCCTCAATGAATTTTTTTGTTCTCTTAACACCTTGGATATAATTTTGATTTACTATTCTAGAAATATCTTTTCCCGTTTTTAAATCAATTGCATAAATTTCTTCTGTCATTGTGCCATCTCTATGTTTTAATGCCTGCCTTGCACGTTGTGCAGCCAATTCATTTGCTTTGGTATTTTCAGATAATTTACTAAATCTTTGCGAATATTCTTTAGACTTCACAATTTTCCAATTAACGGCATTAGGCATTCCTTTTTTCGTTCTCAGACCTTCCTCTCTTGCTATGTTTTCATGCTCAATCCAGTCATTGTAGCTCATATGGTGCTGATCGTAGGAGTCAAGCCACTCGTAGTACTTCTTCTCGTCAATGTACGGAGCAGTCGAGCAGTGGCAGTTTGGGTGCATGGGAGGGGCGTTGACGCCAGGCATGATCTTCTTCACGCTGAACACCTTTCCGTCCATCTTCTTGCACACCTCGCACACGTCAGAGCCGCCGCAGGCTATGTACTTGTACTCTCCGAAGCCGTTCTCCTCGTACTCGCGCATCTGTGCATCGGTTCTCGCCCTTGCCATCTCGGTGCGCATCAGCCTCTCGGCATCCGACTTCTTGACCTTGAACTTCCTTCTTAGCTCCCTTGCAAGCACCCTCGGGTTCTTTCCCTGGATAAGCCCGACCTGGATGAGGCTGTTGATGTCATTTCTCAGTAGGTCCTGGTGCATCCATATCCTGTCGCTGAATGTCGCGTTGTGGAAGGA